CCTGTATGGTGTGCGAGGATCACGGCAACGTCGTTCAACTCCATGAGCATATCGACTCTGTCCATGAGCTTGCGTATCTCTGTATTGGAGTTCTCTTCGCCATCAAAGAAGTTGATGATGGGGTCTATCATGACGATGTCTGGTTTGTGGAATGCGATCTCATCAGAGAACGCTTGGATGTCTTGGTCTTTCATCAGGTTCTTGCGCAGCCGTCCGCTGATGATCAGGTTGTTGTGCCCCATGTGTATGAGTTCATCGTCCCCTGCGAACCGTTTGTAATAGGTTTCGATACGGCGCTTCAAAAACTCTGCGATGATCTCTGCCTGAAACCACATCACTTTGAGTGGGCGACTGAACGGCACGTCCATGAAGTCGGTGCCTGTTGTTGCACCTGCTGCGAATGCACCCAGCCAGTTTGATTTACCTATCTTTGGTTTGCCTAGTAACAGCACACGGCTCTTCTGAAATATGAATGCATCGCCCCAGTATTGGTCGATGCCATCGTCGTTCATGTTGTGCCATTCGTCTGCGCTGAACGGCTGCAGCCCAAGCGGCCCCTGCTCTGGCTTCTCTTCGCCTTCTCGTTTCAGTTCATCCAGCGGATCTTCTTGTGACTGAATCTCTTTGAGATCTTCGTTGATGTCAGTCTGCCACTTGGATGTTTGCCATCGCATGACGCCTGCATCGACATCATCTGGGTGTCGTTTGATGTGGCCATTCACAATGCTGATGGTGGTGCGTGTGACCTCGATAAGATCCATGGGCGGGAAACATGATTGGTTCCAATCCTGCGCCTTGATCATGACCTCGCGCATACCCCAGCCTTCTTTCACCCACTTGCCGACCAAGCGGGCCAGGGTATCGTTGCGACTCCCTTCTTGTTTGGGTTCTTCGGTCAGCTTCTCGCGAATGCTTTCGACCTTGCCGCCGTTGTTGTATGTGTGAACTTTCTGCAGATCTTCCTGCAGCAACACAGGCAGATCTTCCATGCTGGACATGGGATAGTTGCTATCGAAGTCGATGTTGTACCCATGGCTTGGTGCGACCATGATGTATCCACCATCGCCGCGTATGTCTATCTTGTTGAGGCCTACGCTGTTGCGGATCAGTTCACTGCTCAGCGAATAGAAGTAATGCACACCACCACGGGGTGATGTTTGCTTGAGCGGTGTGCGGCTGATGTTGCCTTGCTCTACCCAATCAACGGCTTCTTCTTTATCCACATCGACCACGGCAAACGTGATGCCTGTGATTGCAGCCCAGTTAGCTGACGGGTATTGAGTGTGCCACTGCTGTATCTCTTCGCGTGACGGTTGAATCTTTTGGTAGTGCTGCCATTTGACGCGCGGTGTCTTGGCCCACTTGGCTTTGAGTGTGTCTTCGGTATCGAAGGGGTGCCTGGTTCTGAAGTATTGGGGCACTGCTTCTGTTGGTGACCCGCATGGGATGATGTGCATCCCGTTCTCCCACATGTCGTGCAGGAGTTCTAGCTTAGCTTCGGGTGCTAGTTCAGAACCGTTGACACCAGCTGGTAGGAAAGATGGCATCATCAATTAATCCGTTTCACGATCCTGTTTTGGTTTTCATCTGTTCCTGATCTGACCTTTATATCAAGAGATTTTGCGGCGACTCGTATTGAGTGATAGACGTAACCTTTGGGATCTTCTTCTTTGGTCAACACAAAGCTGTCACCAATCTCCATACCTTTCAAAAGCTTTTGCCATTTGCCCGACCCTTTAGTCGGGTGAGGCGGTAGCTCGAGGTTCTTTTCAATTGTCTTCATGACCTTTTCACGTTTGAGAAAGTCGCATTCTCTACGAGATTTTTGGGTGATGCAAATAAAAGATGAAAAAAAATGTTGCAAGCTTTTAATATATACATTAGAGTCCACAAGAGTAGAGATGAGATGAGAGATAGAGATGACTGAGCGGCTTAAATGTCTGGCGCTGCAACTGCATGGCGCAAAAGAAAAGAAGAAAGAACTCGAGCAGTACATTAAAAAGTGCGAACGAGATCTTTTAGATCATAAGGAAGTCAGAGGACTTCTCCTTCCCCTGAACAACGAAGGCGGCGAAAGAACGCAGAACGGCATTACTGTTGAGATCAAGCGTGATCACGTTTGGGATCAATCAATGTTGGATGAACTTCTGGAGTCAAAGCCACAACAAGAGTGGCCCTCGTTTGTAACCCAAGAGATCAAATACAAAGTGGATATGCGTGCGTTCACGTCGTGGGCTATGGCTCACCCCGGTGACGCTGCGGGTTACCACGCTTGTCATTCGATCAAGCTTGGGAATGAGCGGGTCAAGTCGATTGACCCAGATAAACTAAACCAACTAGAAGAGGAGGTGTGACCTTGAGTTTATTAAACCAAGTAACCACCCATCGGGAGATCAATCCTGATGTGTCCATGCCCCCTGTGCGGATGAACATCCAAGGCACAGATGGTATCGGTAAGTCCACGTTTGGAGCGAACGCTCCTGACTCAATCTTCATTCAAGCTGAAGATGGTTTGTCGTTCATCAACGCTGCACGGTTTCCCCAGGCGAATACTTGGGAAGAGATCATGGAGCAGGTGAGAACGCTAGCCATGGAGGAGCACTCGTACAAGACAGTTGTCTTGGATACGACGGATGCTGCAGCCAAGCTTGGTGAAGCGCATGTGTGTGAGAAGAACGGCTGGTCATCAGCAGCAGATCCCAAAGCAGGATACGGTGCGTTTTACGTTGCCGAAGAGAACGCTTGGTTGAATCTGTTGAATGGTTTCAACGTTTGTTTCAAAGAGCGTGGCATGAATGTGATTCTGTTGAGTCACGTCATTAACAAGGACTACAAGCCACCTGAAACAGAGGGCTACAATCGCTGGGAGATGCGGTGCAATAGGAAGATCAACTCTCTCATTAAAGATTGGGTTGACTTTAATTTGTTCGCAAACTACGAGACAACTGTAATCAAGGATGGCTCAAAGGCACGCGGTCAAAGCTATGGCAACCGTGCGTTGCATACCCAGTTTGAGGCATCGCATGACGCGAAGTCTCGACTCGCGCTCCCATCGAAGATTGAGTTCACATGGCAAGCTTTTGCAGATGCGTATGGCGCTGCACTTGGTTTGCCTACCAACAATAACGAAGCCGCATAGGAGGAACCATGGGCTTATTAGATCAAGGTATCGATGTCAGTAACATTGAGTCCAACAACGCGAGTGACAACACTCCTTTCCCCGAAGGTGATTACACCTTGGCTGCTGCTCTTTACGAAGAGCAAACGTCGAAAGCTGGCAACGAGATGATCAAGATCGAGTTCAACGTTGTCGGCCCTACGCACGCTGGCCGTAAGGTTTGGGACTACTTCGTTCTGAACCAGCAGGTTGGTTTGTCACGATTGAAGTCGTTCGTCGGCTCGACAGGTCAGGACGCTTCGCAGGTTCTGAACACTGACATGCTGAGATCAGCGATGGGCAAGCAGTTCACTGCATCCATCAAGATCGAACCTGGCTCTGGTGGTTATTCTGACAGCAACAAGATCGCTTCTTACAAAAGCGGTGCGGGATCTGCTCCTGCGGCTGTGCAACCACAAGCGCCACAACAGGCACAGGCAACCCCTGCGCCGGGGCTGAACACCGCCAATGTAGATTGGAGCGGTTAAAGCATGACTGAAATGGCCAAGGCGATACCCTCGCCGATTGCAGCGCGTGCCCGTCCGCGCGGCCTAAGACGGGACTTCAATGGAAGTTATTTATGAGCAGTGCAAAAGATATTTTTATAGTCCCAAAGGACTATGTTTTTCGCCCACTTGGTTGGAGACAAAGCACCATAGTGGTCGATGGAAAAACTATTTACCTGTCATTTAACACCGTCAAGGTGGTCGAAGGCGGGACTAATAAACCCCAAAGCAAGGAAAAATTATGAAAACAGAAACTAAAGACCAGTTGCGGGCGAAGATCGAAAAGCTTGAGGAGAGCAATGAAGTATGGGCCAAAGCTCATGAGCGACTTAGGCAGTCGCTTGTTGAAGCAAACCACAAGTTGCATGAGTGCCAAGTGGCTGAACCAGAGTTTGCAGACAAGTACAAAGTTGTCGATCCTGAAAACGCTTACTGGATGGAGAATGCAGAGGCTCTTATAGAGATCTCTACTGGCCACATGTTTGACGCAGAACCTGTCCGCCAACGTGTCTGCGCATTACCCATTCCCCTTTTGAGGAACGATTGGAGATGGGATAGCGAGAAAGAAACTCGTGAAGAAAACCATGCGCGAAGAGAAAAGGCGTTGTCGGAAAGTTTCGGCAAGGTGTATCAGCTTGCGCGATCGATCACTGAGTTGTACTCCAGCGTTGGGGGATGGCCTGACGATGAAATCATCGTGGATGTTAAGTTTCAAAACATTGAGGGCATGTGATGAAGCGCACAGAAGAAACCCTGCGAAGCATGATTCGTGAAGAACTCACAGAGATCAAAAAAACCATGAGAGATGAAATTGCTCAAAAGATCATGGAGGAAGTTTGCAAAAAAGCACTGTTAGAAGCGCGTGTGACAGACGTGAAGGTAGAGCAGTTGCAAAAGGGCGTCACTAAATCTGCCGCACTTTCGGGAATTCATCACCAAATGGCACCCCACAGTACGCACATTCGCTCTCGATTTAAAATTGTCCCTGCAGAAAGGTTTACTGAACCGTTATTGATCGACATCAAAGAGATGATCGATGAAGAAATGCGGGAATGGCCAGGGGGTAAAGAATGAAAGAAACAGGAAAAATATTCAGTGACATCCCACTGCCTGACAAAAGTTCAGGCAAGAGCAACATCAGATCTAGATGGGCGCATCTAATAGACATTGAAGTTGGGGAGTGTGTGTTTGTAGAAACTCGCAACGACGCTAACGGGCTGAAGATGTTTTTAGAGCGCCGGGGCATGAAGATAACCACCCGTATTGTAGATGGACAAGTAGGCCTGTGGAGATTGCCTGATGAATGATTCACCAGACATGGTGAATCAGCCAGGGCACTACACCAAAGACGGTGGCATAGAGTGCATTGAGGCTATCAAGGCATCGATGTCCTCTACCGCCTTCAAGGGTTATCTTAAAGGTAACGTCATGAAATACATCTGGCGTTATGAAAACAAGAACAAGTTGGAAGACTTGCAAAAAGCCAACGTCTATTTAGGTTGGCTAATCAAGGAGGAATCTAATGGATGACCACCCAGAGTTTGAGTTTAGCTGGCAGACAGAAGAACATTCTGTTGCTTCAGAAGCTCTTAGACGATTTGTCAAAGCAATGAAAGACACCAACGTAGCAGAAGATGTCTTGATGGAAGTTGTCTTTGTCATTTCGTTTACCTATCACTTGCACTTCACTGATCGCAGCTCCCTCAAACGTTTAGTTGATGAGGGGATGTTGGCTGTCAGTGATCCTGAACAATCAACTGAGGAGATGATATGTCATTGAATCAAAGCGAAAACAAGCACGCCGCGAGAGAAGAAGCTGTGCTTCGCATCTTGCACCGTCACAACATATCGCCATGGGCTAGAACCTATTGGGCGCGCACATACTGCGGACTGAAGAGGGCCAAGCATGAAGCTACGGTATTACCAGCAAGACGCCATTGATGCGGCTTTCCATTGGTTTGATACCCAGAACACACACCCTTTAATTGTTTTACCCACAGGCGCTGGCAAGACTGTTGTCTTCGCCTCAATGATCAAGAAGATCTTTGAAGAAAATAGTGACAGCCGCGTACTGATTCTTGCTCACAGGCAGGAGCTAATCAGCCAGGCAGACGAAAAGCTCAAGACCGTATGGCCTTGTGCACCAAGCGGCTTGTTGGCTGCAGGGTTGAAACAGTTTGATTCGCACGAGCCAATCGTGATCGCTAGTCGGGATACTCTCGCCACACCAAAGCGATTGGATAGCGCGGGGGATTTTGATTACATCATTGTTGATGAGGCTCACCATGTTGGGCCAGAGAAGCGGAGTCGATATCGAAAGATCTTTGATCATTTTGATTCTACTCAGTACTACGCACCGAAGGTTCTGGGTGTCACAGCAACTCCATATCGCATGGGTCAAGGATTCATTTATGGGTTGGACGATCACTTCTTTGGTGGTGTTGCTCACCGGGTAACGATCCCAGAGCTAATCAAGGCGGGGTATCTGTGCCGATTGTCTGCGTATCAGGTTGCGTCTGAAGCCGTGATCGATGCGTCTACAGCCAGGGTGAAGTTCAAAGGTGGCGACTACCGTGAGTCGGACATCGAGCACCTTGCCATGGAAGATCAGACCATGCTGGCGATTGTCGGTGATTGGATCGACAAAGCGTACAGCAAAGGCCGACTGAGCAGCGTGTTCTTCTGTATCACTGTGGCTCATGCAAACAAGATGTGCATGTATCTGCGCGACGCGGGTGTAGAAGCAGCCGTTGTGACGGCAGAAACGCCCACAGAGGAGCGCAAAAAGATTCTTGAAGACTTTGAGAACGGTGTCGTAAACGCGCTGTGTAACGTCGCTGTGTTGACTGAGGGATGGGATGCTCCACGCACGGATTGCATTGCGTTGCTCAGACCGACCAAGTCTCTGGGCCTGTATGTGCAGATCTGTGGTCGAGGCATGCGAACGTGGGGCAATAAGAAAGACTGCATGCTGTTGGACTATGGCGAGAACATGCAGCGTCATGGCTGCATAGATACTGCTAGGCCAGAGAAGCCTCAAGAAGATGAATCAGATG